ATAGAATCAGCTTCAGGGAGTTCAAGGATGACAATTTCAACATTAACGAAATATTCAACCTTAACAATGCCGATATCCTTTTTGACAATGCCATCAAAAGCGCTCTGATCAGTTCGTGTTCTTTTGTTTACATAAGTAAAAACGAACAAGGCTATCCACGTCTGCAGGTTATTGATGGAGCAAATGCAACCGGTATTATCGACCCTATTACTTATCTGTTAAAAGAAGGCTATGCAGTTCTGGAAAGAGACAGAAATGACAGACCTGTAATGGAAGCGTATTTCGAGCCTTTTAGAACTACGATTTATTACAAAAACAAAGCGCCTGAAGCATATGATCATAACGTTGGCTATCCACTACTGGTGCCGGTTATAAACAGGCCGGATGCCAAAAGGCCATTTGGTAGAAGCAGAATAACCAGAGCCTGCATGAGCTATATGCAGAGTGCTGCAAGAACAATCAAAAGAAGTGAAATCAGCGCAGAGTTCTATTCATTTCCACAAAAATGGGTAGTCGGTACTGATCCAAGTGCTGAAAGGATGGAAAAGTGGAAAGCTTCTATTTCTACCTTAATTGAAATCAGTGCTTCTGATGAAGGAAATGAGCCAAGACTGGGCCAGTTCACTCAACAGTCAATGCAACCTCATAATGAGCAGCTGAAAATGTTTGCATCGTTATTTGCCGGTGAAACTGGTTTAACCTTAGATGACCTGGGATTTGTAACCGATAATCCATCAAGTGCTGAAGCTATTGCTGCAGCGCATGAAAATTTAAGGTTGGAAGCAAGAAAAGCCCAGAAAGTGTTTGGCAGCTGTTTCCTGAACGTTGGCTTTCTGGCTGCTTGTTTAAGGGATAACTACAATTACACAAGGGAAATGATGTTTTTGACTAAACCAAAATATGAACCAGTGTTTGAACCAAGTAATTCAACTCTCTCTTTAATCGGTGATGCTGCTATCAAGATTAATCAAGCAGTACCTGGTTATTTCAATGAGGAAAACCTACGTGATTTAACCGGTATTGAAGGTGGCAAGTAATGGATTCAAAAGAATTACTGGAAAAAATCAAAGAAGAGTTCAGAAAAAGGTTTAAGGAAAAAGAAGGCTTTACCAATTATGAGCAGGTGCAAAATTATGCCATTGAGATAGCTGAAAAAAGTTCTAAAGCCGTTATAGACAATTTTGATGATTCTCTGATTAATGAATTTGGAACATTGAACTATGATATTTTAAATGAAGTGCTTAGCGATATTTTAGAAAGTGACTATAAACTTATAGCTGATGCCTGTGTTACTGCTCAAACGGAAATGAATAAGAATGCCAACATTGGATTAAAGGCAATAGCTCCAAAATATGACGACGACAGAGCTCATAGTATCGTGTGGGATATGGCACAAAGAGATTTAAACTCATTTAAACAGGCATATCCAGCATATACTGATAACTTCTATCAAAGTACTGTTGATGAAGCAGTAAGAGCAAATGCTGATTTTCAGTGGAAGGCAAGACTTGAGCCTAAAATTGTTAGAATTGCTGAACCTACAGCTTGTAAATGGTGTAAAAGTATTGAAGGCACTTACAAGTATGAAGACGTCAAAGATACTGGCAACGATGTATTCAGAAGGCATACCGACTGCAAATGTACTGTTACATATGTTCCTATGAAAGGTAAAGCAAGAGAAGCTTGGAGTAAAAGGTATATCAGTGATGAAGAACTGCAAAAAAGATTAGATTTTGTTAAAGAGCAAGAAATCAAAAAGGAAGAAAAATCAAACATAAAAATACAGAAGTATGATGAGGTTAACAAAACTTGGCTGACAATTGATTTAGAAAACTATGACAAGTTTAAGTATGCCTATCAGAAATCTTTAAAGGGTGGTTATAGAATTGATACAACAACTAAAAAGCTTTTAGATGATGCCATTAAAAATGAACCACAAATAACAAAAGATTTATTAGATTTGATTAGTAAAACAAATGGAGAAATTGATTATGAAGTTAAAATAGGCGATAAAACACTCACAGCTTTAGATTTCAGACTAAAAAAATATGACAGTTTAAAAAGAAAAGTTATATCTGAATTTGTTGAAGGCAAGCCATTAGATTTTATTGAAACACACTTATACGATTCTGTAAGATATACTGATTTAGTTGATGATGTGTTTTTCACAAATGAATATTTTGAAGTAAAGTCGCAGTTGGAAAATTTAGGTTACAAGTTTGTTAGAGTTAGAAATACAATCTGGGATAATTCAAAGACATATAGAGGTATAAATGTTGTCATTGAAAATCCGGCTGGTTACAAATTTGAACTTCAATTCCATACACCACAAAGTTTGGAAATCAAAGATAAAAACCATGTTCTTTACGAAATGGCGAGACAAGATACAACCAGCTTGGAAGAAAAAATTAGATTAAATAAACAAATGCTTATTAATTCTCAAGAATTGAATCACATAACAGATTGTGAAACAATTGAAAGTTTTGATTATTTAAAGTAAAATAGAAATGAGGAGAAAAGGTTATGTCAAGATATATGTTAGAATATCCACTGTATAAAGAACAAGATAAACAAACGCTTAAGTTAATAAGAGATTTCCCTAATGAAGAAAGATTAATCGAAAGGTATAGTAGGCGTATGAAAAAATGGATTCCAGATATAGAAATGGCAAAAGTTTATTTTGGTGGTATAGAGGTTAGAAGTATAACTGAAGAAGAAGCCAACAGACTCATAAGAGAAGTTTACAATGTAGATTAACCGCTGAATAAAGCGGTTTTTATTTGGAAAGGGGTGTAATATGTCTAAAAAAGGAAGGCAAACACCCACCAGGAGTCTGATACTTCCCTACGATAGAACTGATGGCCAAGCAGCTATAGATTTATACCATAAGACAAACAAGACTGCTCAGGAGTGGCAGTCTTTAATTTTGTACGATTTACTGGCACTGAATGATGATGGTCTGTTTGTTCATACCAAGTTCGGCTATTCAGTACCACGTAGAAATGGGAAAAATGAGATAGTAGCCATCAGAGAAATGTACGGACTTGTCAATGGTGAGAATATACTTCATACAGCTCACCGAACAACAACATCTCATATGGCTTGGGAAAGGCTTTATGACTTGCTTGAACTGGCGGATATTAAAATAGTGTCATCATATAGAGCCTACGGAAAAGAACATATCCAGATTGAAAATGGTGGCAAGATAGAATTCAGGACCCGTACAAGCAAGAGCGGACTTGGTGAAGGCTTTGATTTATTGGTAATAGATGAAGCTCAGGAGTATCAGGATGACCAGGAGAGCGCTTTAAAATACGTTGTATCAGATAGCCCTAATCCACAGACAATATTCTGTGGAACACCACCGACACCGGACAGCTCCGGAACAGTATTTACCAAATTAAGAGAAGCGGCTTTAAGTGGTGAATCTATCAATACAGGTTGGGCTGAGTGGAGTGTGGAAGAACAGAAATCACCTCGTGATAAAACCTGGTGGTATGAAACGAATCCATCGTTGGGAGTTATTTTATCCGAAAGAAAGATTTTAGACGAAATAGGCAATGATGATGTTGATTTCAATATTCAGAGACTGGGTTACTGGATCAGCTACTCACTTAAATCAGCTATCAGCGAAGCAACATGGAACAGTCTAAAAATTAATGAACTTCCTACGTTTAAAGGTAAGCTTTATGTAGGTATCAAGTATGGCGCTGACAACACCAATGTGGCTATGAGTATTGCGGTTAAGACAACGAATGACAAGATATTTGTTGAATCTATTGACTGTCAGTCAGTCAGAAATGGCACAGGCTGGATTATCAGATTCTTGCAAAGCGCTGATTGGCAAAACGTAGTTATTGATGGTGCTAACGGACAGGATTTATTGGCTGAAGCAATGGAAGATGCCGGATTAAGAAAACCGGTATTCCCAACCGTAAAGGAAGTCATAGCAGCCAATGCCACATTCACAAATGGCATTGATACTGATAAATTGAGGCATAACGGACAACCATCACTTACTCAGGCAGTCAGCAACTGTGACAAGAGAGCTATTGGTTCAAGCGGTGGGTTTGGCTATAAATCGTTAAATTCAAACATAGAAATAGCGCTGATGGAAAGTGCTATTTTTGCCTATTGGAGTGCTGAAAAGACAAAAGAGAGAAGAAAGCAGGTTATAAGTTACTAACCTGTTTTATATTACGCAACTATGCGGATTGAAAATAGGGAAAGGAGACATTAGAAATGTCAGAAGAATTTAAAGCTATTGAAACACAGGAGCAGTTAGACGCTATCCTTAAGGAGCGTTTAGCTCGCCAGAAGGAAAGCATTGAAAAGAATTTCGCCGATTATGAACAGTTGAAGAAAAAAGTAGGCGATCTTGAAAGTGCAAACCAGAAATTAGGCCAGTCTGCAACAGAAAGTGCAAGCAAGTTAACCGAATATGAAAAGCAGATTGCCGAAAAGGATTTGAAAATCAAGGGCTACGAGGCCAACTCGGTAAAAAATAGGATTGCTCTTGAAGTTGGATTACCATTTGAAATGGCATCAAGATTAAAAGGTGAAACGGAAGAAGAAATTAGAAAAGATGCTGAATTGCTATTTAAGGCAATTGGAGCAAGTAAACCGGTAGCACCTTTAGCAAACCCAGAAGTACCTACGGATGGGAAAAACCAAGCA